AGTGTGTATAGTCTGTTTCAAATACTCCACTTGTGTATGCCCATAAGAAGTAGGCATCATTTAATTGGAACTTATCATCACCATCCACATCACCAACTAAATATCCACTTGGTGATTCTATTTCTATATCTGTTTCGTTATCAAATTTATTTGATTGGAAATTAAATCCTGCAATTGCATCATTGATGTTTGTAATTGCATCTCTATCTAATAGATAAGTGGTATGGTCTCCAACAACATCATCTGCTTCTGGTGGCCAGAATGATACTTTATATCTGTTGTTTCGTGGTAAAGAAATATTGAAATATCCTTTATCATCTGTGTATGTCCAATACGAATAAGTTACATCTCTAAATCCTTGATTCTGAATCTTTTGGTCTGATGTTGTTCCGGCATTTTGTTCATAGTATCTCATATGTTGATACCCTAATGCAAAATTTCCAAACTCATCGTAAGTTCCCATAACATCATCATTTAAAGATTCATCTGTTAAACTTGTTGGATAATTAATATCTCGTATGTTTCTCCAATTAGAAAGATTATCTGTATTAGTTTCATCTACTTCAAAGATAACTTTCATCATTGCATATTTGTTTTGTGAAAAATCTTCACCACTATCTTTTGTTCCATCTTTATCAGTATCAATCCATTCACCAATGTATCTTAAGTATCCCTCAAGTTGTACAAGTTTTGGATGTAGTGTGATATCTCCACGAGCACCACCATTAAAAGTTCTTTCTGCTGTATAGTAATCACCCCAATTACCATCAATGTAAACTTTATAATCTAAAAGATAATCATCTGAAACATATGTGTAGTATCCCTCACTACCATCGTATTGAGTTGCAACTCTAAATGCTCTTGGTGCAAAATCATCAACTACATCATTAATTAAAAATTCAAGTTTTAAAATTTGTTTCTGAACTCCATCACCACCACCAAACATTTTATCTGGTGTTCCATCGTTATCTGAATCAACTCCGTGAGATACTGCAGTTATTCTTAACCAATCATATCTTGTATCTGTTATGGACTCTTCTACTAATGATTCAGAACTACCAACTGCTAATGAATCTTGATATCCTACATTTGGATAATGAACTACTTCAAAAGAATAATCTGCATTAGATGATTCATCACCTTCAGTCCAACCACTTATGTGTGAACCTTTAATAACTCTTGAATTTCCTTGTGTCCAAGCATTAACTGATGTTTCACCACTCTCCACCCAAGTGATTAAATCATTATCAAATGCTATATCTATTCTGAATGTTGTGATATCTGCACCATTATCATCAAGTGTAACTTCCATCTCCAATACTTTATCTCTCCAAATATCAAAGTTATTATTATCTTCAGCTGGTTTAGTTACATCTTGTGCTAAGAAATCGTCTAAATCTTGTGTAACTGAGTCTTTCCACCACATTGCTGGCGTAGACCAATTACCTAATTGTTTTACTCTAATAATTGGGTCTTGTGCAAACAATATCCCAAACATAGTCATATACATAACCGTTGTTTTAACGAAACGAATCATCGTATTCTCCATTGTATCTGTGTCTATAAACATTCCCTGAACTATGGGGAAGATTGTGTGTAGCCTTAATTTAGTTCAATAATAAATATAAAGAAAGGAAAAATTATTTAAACATCAAAGCGAACTACGAATGTAGTATCTAACTCATCACTTAGTTTAATTGGATGTGCTAACTTCCCTACTACCAGTAGGTTATTCTTATCATCATATAGTCCTATCGTTGAGACATATGGATAAAAATCTGAACCAGTTACAAATGACAATTGTGTGTCGGTTGGTTCATAAGTTTCATTAAAACTACCTGTACCGCTTGCAGGATTATCTCCTGGCGGAAAGAATCTGTGTACTTCTTTTGTACCACTTTTTATATCAATACTTCCACTATATCCTTCTGTTATACTAACATTCATACTTGTATTGAAATTATTTGCGGGAACATGAACTTCATAAAAATGTTCATAATGTCTGTGTGTTGCTTTATATTTTACATCAAAACCTGTACCAAAACCAACATCACCATAAGAACCTGTATTGTTAACTACGGCGATTCCATGTTCATAAAATATATTACCAACTTGTGAACCACTATTATTAGCTAACACTCCTTGTCCTTGAGTAAAGGAACTTGATTTATATGCCACAAAACTTGCAGAATGTGCAAAGTCATATAAATTACCATCACCATCATCTCTGATATCAAATGTTGAACCTCTTGATGTATCACTTAACTCAAATGAACCAGGTTTTATTCTTTCACCAAATAAATCTTTTGCTATACTAAATACAGACGCACTTGTGTGTAGTTCTCTTTTTATTTTTGAAGTGTTAGTATTACCAAATACACCGACTGGATTATTTGGGTCTTTATAGTACATTTTATTAATGGTGTGCCATGTAGGAAGTGCATAATAATTCGTGGTTATAGAACCTGATGTGATTGTTGTAACCATATCAGAACCAGAATCATAATTGTAAAGGGATTTTGAAACCGCTCTTACTGCAAACAAACCACTCCCACTATCGTTATGAGTGAGAGTGAATGTTTTGTTGGTTTCAAATCTTTTGATGGAAACATTTTTTCTGTCAATGTCTCTGAACATTAGATTGTCCTAAAAATCAAGTTTGACTTTGATAATAGCTTCTCTTGAATAAGATTTTAATAGTGGTTTACTAACTTTTGCTACTGCCAATAAGTCATTGTTATCATTATAAAGACCAACTTGTGTAATAAAAGTTTTAGGGTCTCTAACAAAAGTTTGTTGTGTTAAGTCACCATTAGTATCCGAAAAAGTAGGATTATTACTAAAGTTAAATTTCTGATTGTTAACTCTACAGAAAAAGTTAGTAGAACTAATTTCTTCTTCTCTACGAACTTGGAAGTAAGAACCTGTTGCGACTGACAAGAAGAAGTTATGTGGATTATTTCCATATGAATCTACTGCTCTGTTTGCTTTCAGTCCACCATTAAGTTCTAATGTATGTGGGTGTAATAATATAATACCCAAGTCAGGATAGAATAGTCCATATGCTCCACCTGTTTGAGATGATGCTGCAGTTTTCGTTACTGCAGTACCTGTACCGATAGAACCACTAACAATATTAAATACCCTACCTGCTTCATTTACGGTTGGGTTTGTTGTAGCACCACTATCATCAATTAGTCTAATTCCACCTTCAGTATTACCACTTCCACTTAATACTAATTCCCAATTACCTGGGTCAATCTTTTCTCTTTGTCGTGCTCTTTGGAAAGTTATAAAATAAAAATCATGACTACCTGTAGTGGTATTTGTAAATGTAAATCTTGAAGTTAATGAAGGTAAGATGACATTTGCAAATTGTCTGTAAAGTGCTGCAGTTTGTCTACCACCACTATTTAATTTAGTTGTGTTACCTGCGGAACCACTTCCATCAATGTGTGCATATCCTAATGAGAATTGTATCTCTGCAGTGTCTGCAGTTGCAGCTCCTGCTGTTGGGTCTTGATGATATACATCTATATAAGAACCTGTTGATGCACCTTGTGCGGATTGACTAAAGAATGATGTTAGTGTTCCACTTCCACCAGTAAATACACCACTTGAAACAATGGTTCTCTGATTTTTTACTACATCATTATCTTCATCAAATCTTTGAAATACTGACATTCCTCAATCTCCCTTAATTAGTTGAACTATTCACGGCTGTTTGAACTGAGATATTAGAAACCACACCAGTTCCAAGTCCTTGAATAGTTAAATTTGTTGTTATTGCCGAATTCAAACTCTTACCAATTAGTTTTGCAGATTTTGCATTTATAGTTATTGATTTGGTTGAGTCTAATGGTGCTGTAAAGTTTATGGTTTGACCAGTATCTGGTTCTGTACCTGCTACTTGTACTTCAAGAGTTGCTGCGTCACTATTATGTAGTGTGAATCTATATCCAACTTGGTCATCTAAAGTAGAATTATCAGTTGATGGTGTTATGATTGCAGTTGTACCTGAATTTAAAGGTACTGGTGAAGTTGCACCAATGTTAATTTTTGGCATCTTTGTTGTATTTTTGTTCAAAGTAATAAGTTTGTATCTCATTATTTGATTCTCATCTACGAAAGATTCTAATAGAGGCATGTTTTCAATCACTGCTCCATAATATGATGAACCATTAGGATGTGTTACATCCCAAAGATTATAATCAATCTCATCATCTGCTAATGCAAATTTCGTGATGTTAAATTCGTTCTGTCCTCTTGCTAAAAGTTCACGACCTTTTTTAGTAAGAACAGCATCTACCGTTATACTTGTATTATCTAAAAATCCCATTATTTTTACTCCTGTTGAATAGATATAACTTTACTATAGATAAATAGTGTTATACCTAATTTTTCTTAAATTAATTTACTTTTAATTTTGAATCACCTGGTTCTTTTGTTATAAGTTGTGTTGGTGTTGTAGTTGTTGTTTCAACTGGTTCTCCACCATCAAATGTATTTGATGATACGGTTAATTGTCCACTTCCAAGACTTACACTACCAATAAATGGTGATTTACTTGAAGTAGGATGACTTGTTTGTCCATCATCTCTTGTTACTGAACCACCAATAAATGACCTAAATAATCTTGTATCATAATAAACACTCTGATGTTCACTTGGTACAAATGAAGAACTATAATGTAGTCCTCTTGATGCACTCAAACTTGATGAATAAAAGAATACTTTTTCTTGATTATGTTCTGCCAATCTTGAACCTGTTATTACTGGTTGTAATACTTCACCAAATGTTATACCTTCTCCACCAAATGTTACACTTGCAGTTGCATAGTTGTAAGAGTGTGGTGTTTTTGCATCTATGACACCTAACTTAACTAATGTAGGTTCTCCCAATCCACCAAGTGAACCACTATTATCATGATAGACTGCATTCAATCCACTTTCATAATATTTTTGTTCACCACCTATATCAAAGTATGCATCATCTTTTGAACCACTAATAAATCTTGTTACTGGTACACCATCTTCAAACTCATTTGCATTTTCAAAGTAACGATTATCAAACTCAGGTCTATCACCTATTACTTGTTTACTTCTTTCTAAAATATTTGGTTCTATCAATACACCTGTAGTTGCCTTACTTCTTGCAGGAACCCAATTCTTTAATTGTGTAAATACACTTGGGTCATAGAATGTTAAAATTCTTAAATAATCAAAAAAGTTATTTGGACTTGAATATTTTTGAAAATATTCAGTTTGTAATCTTTTAAGACCTCTATAGTTTAATTTGTATTGGTCTCGTGGGTCACCGATATAATCATCAAAATTAAAGTCTGCAATACTATATAATATATCCTCATTAACAACATCAACTGGTGAAAAATAAATACCAACTTTCTCACTATCTATTGGTGCAAAATCTTGTGATGATTTTTCTTTTCTTTCATCAGGTGATAAATTACCAATAATAGTACTATCTTCTACCCTAACTTTAGTTGCATTTCTTCTTGTAGGGCCAATGTTTGGTACTTTCAATTGTTCCTTATCAACTAAACTTCTAAATGTATTACTTGTAAATCCATTTACTGAACCTGTTGTATCCATTTGTGATGTTACGAAATAGTTTTGTCTATTACTAACACTACTAACAAATGAAGTTGATGATAAATTAACATTATTATCAAGTGGATATCTTACTAACAAGTCGTGGTATGAAGAACTATATGAATTACCATTATAAGCTCTTGGTGCCCTAACATGATTATCAAATACACTTTGTGATAATGGTTCTGACCATAGACGATACTCCATTAATGAACCACTATATCTTGAACCGAAGTTTGTATTTTGTCCACCAAGATAAACAAATTTTGAACCAACACTACCTGTAAATGCAGCATTGATTGCACTACTACTTGCGTGTCCGATACCAGTTGTTAAACTTGAACTTGTTTGGAACTTAATTTTTTCTCTTGTTGAGTCATATTGTTTTGTAGTTAATTCATATTTTACATTTCTTGTGATTAAATCATCAGTCATTTGTGCACCACTTGCACTTACTCGTGTTAACATCACACTCCACATCTCATCATTATAGAATGGTAAGAGTGAAGAAGTTATACCATAAACTCCTGTTGATGCACTAACACTAAATTTTAAATACCCATAATCATCTGTAGTACCATTGTCTTTTAAATGTATTGCCCAATCATTTTCTTTTTGTGCAATCACCATACTACCAGAACTTCCTACACTATTTGGTGTTCTAAATCTTAATTCTAAAGCTTGTGGATATTGACTATTTAAATCGGTTGTCCATAAACTTTTTACATATTGTGAACTATGAAAATCTAATGCATATGTAAATTTTCTTTTTACTTCATAACTTACTCGTTCTTGATTATCAGGCCCACCATATTCTCTAACTCTTAATATAGAACTTGGAATACCATAACAATTTAAAATCCCTTTTAAACATCTGACACTACCTTTTGACTTGATAAAGAATGGAATGTTATTTAATAATCGTTTCCATATTTCTTCCGTTACTTCTTCTTGTGGTGTTTCATACTTTGTGGAACCATCAGGATTTTTACCCTCAAGATATTCAGGTAATATCAATAAGTCATTACCATTTGTAAGTTCCAATCCAAGTGATTTCGCAAACTCTGATGCAATGTCTTTACTTATACCCTCTGAAACATTAGGTGAAAGATTATTAACATCTGTAAAGTGTTTTGTATATGTCCATATCTCATCAAATTGTTGACCAGTCATATCCATAAATTCTATAAATGTATTGTTCATCGTATCATCTTTAACATGCATAGGTAAATTATTACCAAGTCTATCATTATTAGTAGAATCGTAAGTTGACGCAGACAATATCATATTGTCAAACCAATTACTTACTTCAGAACCACTTGAATGATAAAGTACATATGGTTTAGAACTATTTTGTTTAGGCCAACTATTTTCATGATATTGTCCAGCCGATGAACTTACATAAGATGAACTTTCAAAATACATATAATGTTCAAATGGGTCAAAGGAATTAATTACTCTTGCTCTTTTATCTTCATTTGATTGTATGTCACTTAGTGAACCTGTTAGACTTACCAATGATGAACTTGTTTCACTATATGTTTCTATATACTCAATTTTTTTCTTAAAATTTCTTAATCTTCTCTCTGCACTTGAGTAATGTATGAAATTACCAAATCCAATATCATCAGATTCTAAATTTAAATCTACTGATGTTCTATTAAACTCTGTATTAACTTGTACATCTAATAAACTACCACTTACTAATTTTCTTTCAATATCTTTATTAAGTTGGTTGTCACTTCCTAATAATGTGTTATGTGTTTCAAATCTTGTTGACCTAAAATTAATTGGATTATCAACTGAATTTAAATTAGGTAATTGTAAAAATAAACCATCTGGTTCTTCATCTATAAATGGTATTAATCTAACCACCTCAACATGAGATGGTAATCTTTTTTCTACAAAATATACTTTGTCTAATTCTTCTTTGTCACCTGCCAATGGTAGTTTTAATTTAAATACTCTTTTTGAATCTTGAGTTTCAAAGAAGTTTTTATTTTCATTTGTGATTAAATAATAATCATCATCACAAACCATATAGGTTTTAAATCTTTCTATATTATTTTTCTCATATAAAACATTCCATCCATACCAATCAGTATCTCTACCACTTGGGCCATCATGACCAACATTATCTGCAGCATCTTGATATGATATACTTACTCTTACTTTATTATAATCAAGAACCTCTGTAATTGTTGCAACATAATCAAAGTGAAATGTTTCATTTTCAAATCTTTCAACCCAACTTTCAACAACACGAGTTTCATACTCTATAGTTTCATCAGGTTCTTCAGGTAAAGGTGTATTTTGAATAAAATCTTCAAAAGGAGCTATCTCTGCATGTAATACCACCTCTTCTTTAATGTCTGGTACAATAACTTCGTTTTGATATATGTTGTTATTGTTTGCACCATATAAACCCCATCCATCTCCACCATCTATTAATCCACCTTGTGGTAAACCATTACCTGGTGTTAATGGGTCTGTACCTTCTTCACCTAAATCTGCATTACCTGTTACATCAAAATCAATGTATGCAGGTCTGGCAGAACCTTGTCTACTTGCACGATATGGGTCAACATAACCACTTGCTGCTCTTTGTTCTGCAAGTTGTTGTGCTCTTTTTGACTGACCCATTCTAAATCTATTTCTGTCTTCAAGAAATCTTTCTTGCCAATGTTTAGTCTCAGTAGTCTTCCATTTACCAAGAGTCGCTGCAACTATATTGTTTGCAAAAATTGTGTGGTCTTTATCTAATACTAAGTTCCACACTTTAAAAGGTGGTTTCTGATAATATACTTTACCAATCTCTCTTGACATGAACCAACCATCTTTTGTTCTGATAGGATGGTGGTCGGTAACGATAAGGTTTTTATATTTAACCATCAAGTCACCAAAACCTCTTTCACTCTTTATGACTTTCTTAACTCTTGCAACACCTTTATCTGTTCTGACTTTCATACCAATCTTCATCATCTTGATTGGAACTTGTCTACCACTACTTAATGTTACTTTTGTATTAGGATGAAAACAAACTCCATCGTAATCAAACATACCACCATAATCCTCATCTTCTTCATCAGGTAGGTCTGGTGGTGGTGGGTCTGGTTCAGGTTCAGGTGGTAACTCTTCATAAGGTGGTGGAGGTGGAGGCGGGTCTGGAATACTATCATCTAAACTATGAGTAATCTCAACAGGAACCTCTATCGTTTCTACCACACTTTCAAGATATTGTCTTGTTATTGTTTTTTCAAATATTCTTGGTAATCTAATTTCACCACCAACCATATTTTGTGTAAACCCTCTATCATTATCTTGTAGGTTTGCAACTAATATTCCTGGTTCATTTTCATCAAACTTAATAGAACCATTTGCTCCACTACCTGCAGTAAGAAATGGTTGAAACTTTACAATAGAATTCATCTCTCTAAAGTTTTTATGATATGTTTGGTTTTTAAAATCTTGTGTTTTAACTACGATTTCTGTTCTATCACCACTAATCTTATCAAGTGAATATTTTAAATCTCGTATAAATAATTCTTTTGGTGGATTATCTGCAAGTGATTGAGCAGATGCATTTGGTGGTGGGGCAGTATAATATCTTGTTTCACCATTTACATTTTTTGTGACAACTTTACCTGCATATAATTCACCATCACCATTTACCATTACTAAATGGTCTCTACCTGCTAACTTTCTTAGAAATCTATATTGTACAATATATTCACCATCCGATAATCCATTATCTCTTAGATGTTGACCAACATTTAAATCTAAAAACCCTTCAGTATTTACATCAGGATTAAACTTATCTGTGAGCACAAGTTCATCATTTTGGAAAACTTCTAAAACTATATAGTCTTTACTATCTCTTCCAAAACTACTATATACCCTTTCAGGTTTATAATATTGTTCTCTCTCTTGATTATTAAATCCGTATTCTGCCATTACTTACCTTATTCTAAAACTATGTTATCTTTTAATGGAATTCTTGGTTGATAACCTGATGGTGCTTCAGGAGTACCAAAGGTATCATCTCTACCACCTATTGGTTCTTCATCAGGTTCTGGTAAATTAATTGGTGGATTAAACGATACTTCAGGTCTTGGTTGTTTTTTCTTTCCATCTGTAGATGAATAAAAATTATTAAAATTATCAATGATAAATTCAGAAAATTCTCTTTCTTTATCTATTTCTGGTAACATATCATCATTAAAATATTGTTGTTGATTGATAACACGAACATTTTGATAAACTTGTTCAACTGCATTACCAAGATTGTCTGGGTCTTCATAAGATAATATTATACCATTACCATCTCTTAATGGATTTGTTGCATCCCAAGACCCACTTATTTTCATAAGTTCTCTATTGGTTTGTATTTCACGATTTAAGGCTATTCGTTCCTCATTAATAATTCTATCGTATAATTCGGAATTTAATACTGCCTCATCTTTTGTATATGGCATTGTTATCTCTCAATGTTTCTTACAACCTTAAATGACCATGCTGGGTCACTATAGTAATTTATCAATTCATCTGTGGTTCCACTACCACTAACTACTTTAAGATGTATGTCATAATGTCTTTCTGATTGGAAACTATCCATTCTTAAATTAAAGTAATTACCAGTACCATCACAACTAACAATTGAACCTGTACCAAATGGTACTATTGTTTCTTCAGTTACAGAATCTTTAATTGAATAGAAAGTTGAACCACTTGGTAATGTTCGTACGGTAAGACCTTCAGGTGTTGTACCAAACACTCTATCATTGTATCTTGGTCTACCAACTAATCTAAATCTTGATATTGATTTTTCTAAATATTCCTCTCGTATACCTTTAAAATAAATTACGGTATCGTCTAATGCACTACCTGTAAGTTGTGCTAAACTTCCTGTTGTCCACTTTGAATCATCCCAAACAACTTCTAATGATGGTGGATAAATTGTATGTGTTTCTCTTGAAAAGAATTGTAGTGTACCAAGTCGTGAAGTTCCACCTTCATCTGAGGTAGTATCACCACTATATGAATAAGTTGTTCCATATGAACCTGTAGATTCTCTCTTAATTATAAATCCATTATTTGGATAAATAGAACTTGAAAAAATATGATTTCTAACCAAATCAGTTACATCAAATCTAACATCTCGTTTATCATAAGTTAAACCAAAAGACCCACTTATGTTATATTGTGAATAAGAATCTTGTGAACCACTAAACCAAGAACCACCATCTGTCAAGAGTGAACCTGTCACCCATGGTAATTTTTGGTCTTGGTCTCTGTATTGATATGATGCACCATTTGTAGTTATAGGACTATCAAACTTTTTACCAGTTCCTGATTTCCAACTTCCACTAACCATATAGATAACAAGGTTTTGTTCTGCCTCTATATCTTTTGAACCTGCATCATATAAATTTAAATAAAATTTTGCATCTGTAGGTATCTTACCATCTTGAATTGACTTAGATACATACGAGTAGTCTGCACTTAATAATATACGAGATACATTTATTGTACTACCATCTGAACTTACTTCTTTTACAACTTCTAATATTTCATCATGACCAGCATTTAACGATGATGTTGTACCACCTGAATAAATTGTTGTGTCTCTGTTTATGTATTCAAAATAATGCATTAAAAGTCTCCTACTACTCTACCCTCAATATCTGTATTGGGTAGTTTGACCTCAAAACAACTTGGGTCTAATGATGGATAAAGAACACCATCTCGTAGTGCAGATTGTATATCGTATATGTTTCCACTATATCCTTCTGCAACTACATGTTTGTTTTCAATTACAATTATATCTTTATTTGGATTATTGTCTTCAGGTGGAACTAAACTTGCCACACCTTCTACCAATGAAATCTGATATGCAATATCACTCAAGACAATCGGTTGACCTATTTGCCATTTTTGTATATCAAAGTATTCTTTAACTTTTTGGATTGCCTTAAATAATACATCATTTTTGTTATAATTTCTTTTTGTAATAATACTAAATTTTACACCAATGTTTATAATATATGCATTTTTAATATTGATTGCATCTGTTACCATTCTGTATTGTGAAAGGTAAGTTCTTAAATTTTCTTTTACTGCTCTATTAATTGGTGTTAGTTTTCTATCTACATCATATCCAAGAACATACATGTTTAGTGCCAATGGATTATCTGCAGTACTTACATTTTCATTTTCTACAACTTTACCTGTTACACTATCTACATATGTTTCTGTTTTCTTTTCTAATTGTTCATCTTGAACTACAAATGCCTTTGCAATATTACCATACTTCTGTGGTAATGAATAAACACGAGTAATGTAATCTTTTTGTGTTACTGCACGACCTTGAGCATTATGGTTAGCTGCCGCATTGAGACGAATTTGTTGTAATGATTCTTCACCACTACCACCACTTGCAGGATTTGGATTAGTAAACGATAAACTCTGTTCTGACTCTCCTACTTTCGTACTATCAAGTCCTTCTGAATTTATAGTAAATACTACATCATTTTGATTTTGTATTGTATTTGACCTTACATTATGTTCAACTGCTCCACCATAATTATAAGTTACGGTAAGTGTTGTATTACTTGGTGCCAAACCAAATGTCTTTGTTTTTAAAAAGTTACTTGGGTCAAATGTAGCATCTATTTTAGATACACCAGTTGCCAAAGATGAACCTACATTATCTGGATTTGGAATTATTTCCTCGTCAGGATTATCACTAACACCTGAACCAAATAGTATTTCTGTTTTTAAATCTTCACCTCTAACATGTGTTGCAAATCTTCTTGATGTTTTAATAAGTTTTAACAAATACGGTGTATCATTGAAGAATTGTGCAAGTGCTGGGTCATTGTCTGTATTATTTTCTTCATCTTCAAATACGGTGTCTTGTGCTAAGAAAGGAACATGATACCATTTGTTACCATTACTATCTGTTACAGAAATAACCTCAGTAACATTAGGTTCTGATAAAACTATCTTATCAAACTTAACAGCGTTTGAAAATGTAAATGTTTCTGATTTTCTTGTTCCACTTTTTGCACCTATAGTTTTTGTTAATTTAAATTTTTCTGGTATAGTACCTGATGATGGTTGAACTATTTCAACTTTCATTGGGTCTAACGAACTTGATACTTTAAAATTAACTGAATCTTGTAAAGTAAATGTAGTACCATTGTTTGAACTTAAGATAGCATTCTCAGTTATTATACCTGCGTATTTTAAATCAGGTGCATAACTATCACCATTTGTTCTAGCCGGTACGGTTTGTGATACTTCTATTTTTGCACTTGCAGGTGAAGAAGTTTTAGGTGTATATCCCATTGATTGTGCAATCTCATAAATATTTTTTTTCTCTTCTGCCTGTAATATTAATGTTTCCCTAAACTGATTATCTATATAAAAGTTAAGTACATCACCAACATATGCTGCCATCTCAATAAACATCATACCAGGGTCTGCCTCATTAAAATCATTATATGTGTTTGGAAAATATGATTTTGCAAACTCTATGATATTTTGTCTAATGGAAGAAAAGTCTCTACCGAGATAATTTACTTCTTTTGAAATTGTTTTTTTATTTGTCCCATAGTCTGGCATTTTAACTTCCCTTATTTATCGGTGCTTCTTGTGTAAACTCTTCCGATGCAAACTGACCAAAATTAAATGTAATGGTCTGTAAAGATTCTTTATCAGTTTGTATTGTATATTCTAATTGAACCAATACAGCATTTTGATTTCTTTCGTCACTCCTAACGATTATTTCATTAACAATAACATATGGTAACCATCTTTCTATTGCATCAGTAATTGCAACTTCAATCCTATCTTCTAAGTCTGGAGTATATTGTTCAAAAATTAATCTTGTTAAATCACTACCAAACTCTGGTTGAAATACTCGTTCACCTTTTGTGGTTAATAATAAGTTTCTAAGATTTGATTTAGTTTGTTGTAAAAGAGTTTTACTTTGTTCAAAAGTAGAGAACGCAGTTAAGTCTAATGGAAATGTTAAACCTACAAACTTATCAGGATTTTTATCTGTTTCTCTTACACTCATTTATTATTTTTTCCCTTTGAACTTATCGTGTTTCATCAAATCACTATAGTCACGAGTTAATGCATTTACTAATGATTCAGGTACTTGTTCAGAATTAACTCCTGCTTCTTTCATAGTCATTGCAGCATTTATATTTCTTTGAGCTTCTTTATCACCACCTGCCATCATAGAATCACCATAACCTAATAACTCTGAAGCTCTACTTGAATCAAATACACCACCACCTAATGTTGGATACTCTTCGGTATCACCTTTGGATAGACCTACCGTTTCATTTAAAATTTCATTCAATGAATCATTTGATGTGTAGGTAACCTTTTCATGTTTCTTAACAACAGGTTTTGGTTTTTGTTGTATTGTTTCTTGTGCGAGAGACTTAAGAGATTTTTGTCTGTTCTCCTTAATAAATATCTCGTTAACTTGTTTTTTTACTTCTTTACGAACTATTAATTCTATTACTTTTATTAGTTCTCGTTTTTTCATTTTCATACTCCTTTATGTAACCGTATAGACACCACTAAATGTGGCACCACTCGCTGTATTAGTAAATATCACCGAGTCTAAATGTTCTTTAAAATAATCTCCAATATTTGATAAAAATCCATCCAATGTATCATCTTCCCATGTTGATGTTGGTGGTACTCCACCTGCAGTCACAAATGTACCATTAGTCAATGCTGTCCAATATAAAACTAATCCTGCACCAACACCACTAAGTAATACTGATGTAGATTGTGATAATAGTCCTGCCTTCATTGGTGTTAATATTAAATCTTTTTGACCAAGAGTCATATTGTATGCACCACCACCTGCTGTTATAGCAGTATGATATTCATCTACAATAAACTCTGCACATTCATCAGTAGTGTTGAAGAACTGACCATTGTTCATTCTATTTCTATAATTATTTTGTAATGTATCAAACGCCATTATTTATCAATTCTATGTTTCTCACTTAATGCATCTTTGACTGCACTTAATGCAGATGTTACAGCTGGCCAACTTGGTGCTGCACTTACAGGTCCTGGTGTTGGGCCTGTTGGTGTTGGTATACCAGTAACATTACCAATTGCAGTTACTAATGCATCTAATTTATCATATAGTGTTTGACCTAATACTTGTGGTTCTTCTGCAGTCTCACTACCAATTTTTACTTCTGTTGATTGTATAACAACAAGTGGTGATTCAACATAAACATCGTTGACCGAACCTATTGATATTTTATCACCTGAAAATATTCCAATTGAATTTCCTTCAGATTTTTTTGTAGTAAAAATTAATCTATCACTACGAATTTGAACTTGTGCCTTATCATAATCTTTTACATCTTGTATTCTTATAGATTCAATTGGTAAATCAAAATTTTGTTTTTCGTTATAAGTTAAGTGAATTGAATTTAAATCACTTTTAATATTTTCTAATGTTAAATTATTATTATTAGTGTATCCTGTTAATCCACTTGTAATTTTTATGTTAGTTGAACCTATTTGTTCATCATGTTGATTACTTCCCAAACGAATAGAGTTTCCAAATCTTCCTTGTATTATTGTATCACCTTCAAAGAGTTTCAAAGGTCGTACTGGACTAAGTGCTTCGTAATAATATCCTGGTTTATACTTACCTACATTTGGTGAATTAGTATATTTTTTATCGTCATTTGAAATGTTTGTACCAATTTTATCTAAGGTTGAAATATTTGGTTGTGCATTATTAGTTACAGAAAAATTATTAAAAATATTACCAAAATAAAATCTATCACCTTCATCCTCAAACCCAAAAAATATTTCACCTATTATTGGTACTCGTGTCATATTATTGTTTAATGGTCTGAAAAATTTACATTTATCTATTTCAAGATTTTGTTCAGAATAAACATATCTACCTAAAATAGAACCATAGTAAGAATAATCAGGATTTCCTTTAGTATCTGGTGGTAAATCTTTTTCGGTCAAACAAACATTAAGAACTTCTACTGGTTCTAATTCATTAAATCTATTTCTATCTGCCATTAATTTCATAGCAGTTTGTAATGAATCTACATTAATAATTCCTTTTTTATTAGAAGATAAACCTACTGGTTGTGATGTGACATTTTTTTTAGTATAACCCATTAATCACCTTTGATTGAAGATATAATTTTATCTTGATGGTCTTGTAAATCGTGAACATCTCCTTCTATG